TACGCCCATGCGCACTGACCATTCGTTTGCGAGTTGCTGGATTGTGCCTGGCTTGCGATCTCGGAACTGATCCAAGACCTCAGACCAAGACGCTTTCCGGATCCGCTTTCTTAAAGCACTCAAGGTTTGTCACCCTTGAACAATTGATCACCTCAACACCTTTGGATTTCAGACCTTTAGCCAATAGGTTAAGGCTTTGAATCCATTGATTAAAATTGCCACCGTTTGACAATCCATGCGGATGGTCGCCATGCCAGTGTGACTTGCCACCAGTGCGGCCCATGTCAAACCCTAACAAGATGATGCGAGTCGCGCCCATGTTATAGACCACGTGTATTGCTTGATGGCCTGAATTGCCACCTGTGCGTATCTCGCCAACCTTTCCAGATAGACCGCCGCCGGTTGAGCCTGTGATGCGTTTTGCACCCCAGCGCTCCCCACCCTGTGCATAGCAATACTTTGCACCCTCGAAGGTCTTTGCCTCCTCGCCGTACTTATCCCACCAAGCGCGGTCACATGCGTACAAAATATCGGCCCAAGATGCGAGCCGAAATGTTGTATTGATCACGCAGACTTTGCCTTTGCCTGCGTCTCGCCAGTCTTTGACCAGCGCAACATCAGATTCCGTCAGTGACGGACCTGATGCAATGACTACCCAATCAGACACCCAACACCCTGTGTGGATGCAATAGGTATTGGAAAGCCATCGGCACCTCTGTGGCACCTTGTCCAACCACGACATTCTCGCGGTGTTCGTACATTTGCCCAGTCATCAACAAGATCGCTTGCTTGATTTGAGCAGGTATCAGGTCAGCAGATGGCGGTGAGTCGTTTGAACCATAACCCACCGTCACATCGATTGTGAGCTTGCTCAAGCCCTTTTCAACGTCAGGCGGTGTCAGTACCCTAATTCTAGCCGGAACGCTCTCAGAATCGATCTCATAGCCTGTGAGCGTCTGTGTGGCTCCATCTCTGTCCACATAAGTGATGGAATCGACCGAAATGACCGGATAAACTGGCAGAGTAATAATGACCTCACCGTCAGCGTTTTCAGTCGGAAAATCATCGCGCCTTAGACGCAATGTGCGCTGTGCCAAATACCGTTGCAGATAATCCTCAGCCGCGCCTGTAGCGGCTGCAATATAGACCTCAATCAGGTCATCATCTGGATGCTGTCCGTACTCAGTAAAAAGACGAAGGTGCTGATGCGTCTGTCTCAGGCTCACCGGCTGATACGCTGGCTGCGTCAGCTGAGTCACGCTCCGTCTCGTTCATGCTTCACCTTTGGTTTGACCACTTTGGTCTTGTAGCTAACAGCACCCGCCGCAACAGCTTCCTGCATTGCAGCATTTGGAATCTCTTGGCCTTCCTTGATCCAGCCAAATCTTACACTGAAAAACTTCTCTTGTGCTTTCATAACTTACTCCCACAAAGGGGATGCCACCCCGAAGGGTGGCAATCCACAGTATTTCTTATGCCAACTCTAGGTCGCCATAGCTCACACCAGCAGGTGTGAACACACACAACGCTGCCCGCAACTCAGCGCGAACTGTGACAAGGTTTGACTGGACGTTTTTGTCGTCCTGCTCAAACATCTCAACAGTAGCACCAGAGCGCTGGAACAATGTCATGCTTGATGGGTCAACAACATAGAACTTGCCAGCAGGCACGTTGTTGTTTGGCACAACTTGCAAGCCCCAGATCATTGGAATCAAGCCACCTTGGAGGTAGTTCAACGCAGCGCCATCACCAGCAATGTAGCGATCATCAGAGGCACCAGCCTTCAGGCGCTCCATAGCACCCCAGTCAGCTGGGTTCAAGAACACAGCAGTTGGGTTGTAGTCGCGACCAATCATGGCGTACTTGGCTCTGTTGATGCTGTCAAACTGGTTGTCGCCAGTTGAAGGCGTGAACGCAGTGTGGCGGTCTGAAGATGACAAACCAGCTAGGTTGGGCGCAGTGCCGTTGCCTGACAAGATTTGCGATTCAAGACGCTGACGGATACCGAAGCGCAAGCGTGAGTCAATGTAAGACTCAAGCGCAGGTGCATCGTCCAACACTTGGCGTGACAGTTTCAACCAGTGAGCGATGGTGCGAACTGGGTCATTGACCAGCTCAAACAACACGTCTGATTGAGGCTTGACACCGCCCTCAGCAACTTCAGCAGCGTTGTTGGTGAAACCGGCGGGTGATTCCTCAGCGGGGATCTCGCGGGTGTATTCCATGCTGTTGCTTGAAGTTGAACCAGTTGGAATGAAGTCCAAGATGGTGTGCTGACGGAATGGCCCTGGAACGATACCAGGCAGACGGTCGTAAGGCACCAACACACGATCTGGGTCTTGCGGTGAACCGCTTTCGCCTAAGATGGTGTTTTTGACTTCGATGCGTGCAGACTTGGTTTCGCCAGCCATGAAAGACTTGAACGCTTCGCTGTCAACAGCTGATTGACCGATGCTCTTGCGAACTTCTGAGCCAGCAGACATTTTGGCAAGTGAAGCAGTTTCAAAGTCAGCAAACTTGGCAGCCAACTCGTCAGATTTTTGGATCAGGCTTTTGTGCTCCTCAGCCAGTGACTTAACTTCGTCACGCACTTCGTTTGCGGCTGACTTGCTCTCTTGGACCTGACCTTCGTACTTCTCAATCGCTGAGTCTAAAGACTTCTCAACAGCAGCGATGAGTTCGTCAGTTTTGATTTCACTCATGGTTTTTCCTTTACTTGGATTGTAGTTTCAGCGCTTTATACAAGCGCCAGTTCAAGGTTGCCGTGTCACCATTGCTGGTGTCGTCTTTAGCCTCAGAGTCACTCTGAGTCAAGGTCTTGATCTGCGAGATGATGGCAGTCGCAGTTGACCGACTGAGACCACAAGCGTCACGCAGGCAGTTCTCAGCATCTTTGAGGCTTTCGCATTTTGCCAATGCCTCGCTGATTCCTTTCACTTCATCGATCTTGGCACCAAGGTCAGCAGGTTCCTCAACCACGCTGATCTCAATCAGCTCAATCTCTTTGAGCGTTCTGATGCCAGTCTCTTTGTCGTCCTCATATTCTTTCGGGATGTAGCCAATTGACAGACCGTCAACCGCGCCAAACTTCAGGCTGGCATACACATCTTCTGCAACCGAATGGCCTGGGGTCAACTGGCCTTCAACATATAAGCCTTTCTCATCCTCATACATTTTCATCCATTTTCCGATGACTGGGCCAAAGTGATTCCAGCGCATCCGCACTGGGCGCTCACGGCTTTCAATGGTTTCAAGGTATGCACCCTTTGCCACTGTGTCACCATAAGAATCAATGCCACCAAACACTGAGGCGTACCCTCTGATCATGCGTTCGTCATCATCAAATGAGAACTCAGTGGCTTCAAGTTTGATTTGTTTATATTCCATCATTCTTCCTCTGCCATCTCGATTCTGGCGTTTGGTGTCATACTTCCTGCATCACGACCCGATAACGGAACAATTGCACCGTTGGCATACAAGATGTCACCACCGTCCATTGGTGGTAAGTCCTCATCCCGTCTTGCTTCGTTGGGCGTGATGATGCCCGCATTGATACCAGCGCGGTTTGATTCCATGCGCTCTTTCTTGTCTAAACGCAACACGTCATCAAAGTCATGCACCACACGCATATTCTGTCGGCGACCAATTGGCAACAACTCTTGGCGCATTGACTCAGCCAATGAATTGACACGGTTGCGCAGTGAACGCTTGTACCAACCGCGCATGATCTCGCTGATGCCTGAACCCCAGGCGGTTGTGCCTGCTGTATCGTTAATCAGGACGGATGGCACATCCATAAAACGCGCAACATCCTCAACCTGGAAGCGCCGCGAATCTAGCAACTGGATGTCGGTCGGATTCATGCTGATTGGCTGGAACTTCATTGAAGCCTCAAGCACCATCAAAGTGTCTGTGCCACCTTCGGTCAAATCCTTAAAGCGTTGACGGACCAATTGACGCTGGTCATCTTTGAGCGTGCCATCAATGGTCAACACGCCTGATGGCTTGCCAGCGTTCTTGAACACCTGCCCAATTCTGCGATCACCAGCCAGACCAACTGAGACAGCATTGCGAGCATAGGCCAAAGGCGCAAGCCCAACGATGCCATTGCCGAACATCTTCCAGTGCCAGATTGACTCTGACGCATAAGTGATGACGCCACCATCATGGTGATAGTGATACACCACCGTTCCATCTTTTAACAATTCAACTTCGACCTGCCCGCTATTTAAGCAAGTCAAACCAACCAAGCGATCACCAGACTTGATCTTTAATGCGTATGCATTACCAAACACAACATGGTTAAGCACAAAGGTCTCAAAGAACTCAACGCGGTTTTGATAACGGTTGACCCGACCGTTAAGCAACAACCCCAAGTCTGTTCCCTCTTTGCGCGTCCAGTTGCCGTCCATCCATTCTTCAATGTGGACCGGTAAACTTGCGATGGTCTCAGCCCACAATCTAGCAGCAGCCCAAAATGCTGACAACTGCATGGCAGTGTCAAATGTGACCGGCTCAAGTTGCTCGCCTGTGCGCTCTGTTGGTTCTATAAATTGGACACCCTTCTGCCTGCTCAAACTTCTTGAGCCAAGCCCGAACCATGTCCAAGGTCTGAATAGTGATCTCATCTAGTAACTCGCTATGATTGGGTCATTTAGAAACGCATCAAGGTCAATGACTTCGGGTTCATCAGATAGCTTCGCCATAGCGCCTACCGCCATAGCTAGTGCCACCATTCCGTCAATGCGACCGCTTGACTTGTCTTTTGCCAGTTTTCTATTGCCTGCCGGATCCTGTTGCACGACTGCATTGGCGGCACACATGCGCAACACCGGGTGCATGCCATGTGCCATTTTGTCGTTCAACAACACGCTTTCAAGCTCCCGCAATGCTGGTGACATGTCACGGAAACCCTGTCCGAATGGTGCAAACTTCTCAACCTCATGGTCCGTGAAACCCGCCTTGATGAGCCAAGGTTGCAAGTGTTTCATGCCCCAACGGTCAAATGCGAGCGCCTTCATGTCATGCTCGTCAAACAATTCGCGCAGACGATGTGCCACCCACTCGTACTCAATAGACTTGCCTGGCGTCAGCGTCAGGTATCCTTGCTCTGCCCATACGTCATATGGCACGCGGTCTTTTTGTGACTTCTCAGCGATGCCATGTTCAGGCAACCAGAACTCACAATGCACTGCGTAGTTGCTGTCAACCAGTACCAATGCTGTTAAATCGTTGACGGTGGACAAGTCAAGCCCACCATAGATGACACCCTCTAGGTTACGGTTTGCACCGTTGGCATCCCAGACTTTGCGCGACACAAATGGGTTGCGTGCCTCGACCCGTTGATTCAGGATCAGGTTTCTAAACCCTGCCTCTGCACTCGGCAAACGCTTGGCAGTCTCAGCCATCGCCATGACTTCCTCGGCGTTCTGAAAGTCACCATATGCTGGGTTTGCCAGCTTGATGGTTTCTTCGCTAAATGGGTCAGCGTCATCTGGTGCGGAGTACATTGACAGCACTACCCGCTTGTCAGCCTGCGTCTTTGCATCGTCAATCAGCAGTGATAGCAAGTCACCATCGTGCGTCATACAACTCAGATCGTGGCCCTTTAACCTGCCCCAGTTCGTCATGCACTACAAACACGGGTGATAGTCCGTACGCTGTTGAAGCGTCAGCAGATAGCGCCCGATAGCTTGTGCCTAGTTCAGCACACACCAGCATCTTAGCCGAATCTTTAACCGTCACGAACTCCGAAAGTTGCGGACTCATTCTGACGATCTTGGCAGCCAGTCCAAACAGGATGGCGGCCTGATCCCGCGACTGTGCGGCTGAGTACAGTTGGCTGTTCTTCCTATGCGTTGGGCCAACTAGATGACTCAGCAACAGAAACGCACACAGCGCGGTCTTGCCATTCTTCCGACCGAAGGTGACGATGGCGCGCCTAGTGCCTGCGGGGTTGTCATAAATCTTGGCGATCTCGGCCCTTTGCCAATCACGCAACACGACCTTTTTGCCGACATCACGGCCTTCGGGAACTCGACACTGTTCCTCAATAAAAGATATAACTGCTGTTGACGTTAGACTTCCCACGGTCTCTTAACTTGGCTTGGCTTTTTGCTTTTGCTGTCGCGTGTAGCCTGTGGAGTAATCCTGAGACGCGTGGCAAGACTTGAAAGCGCACGACCCTCTCGCTCTTGCATTTTAAGCAATCGATCATACTCAGCAACATCAAAGTCAACCTCAGCTTCCATCCGTTTGATTAAATCAGCCACACGCCGCGCAGTCACAGCATGCCGACAGTACATCACCAGCACCTCAATGGCTTCCGGCCTGAACCAGTCAGCTGGGAGCGCGTCCACCACTTTGAGCCAGATCGCCTGTTGCTCATCCGTCAATGTGCTGGGTGGCTTGGGTCTATCTAGTCCGTTGATGGGGACGACAGACGCTTCCAGCGCGTTTTTTCTTCCTCGTTCGCCCATTTTT